CGTAGTCTCGACAACGGTTGTTGTCGTCTCGACAAGCGTAGTTGGAGGGACAAAAACGCTGGTAGAAGGCACATTTTCGGTTGTGGAAGTTGTGGTTGTTTCCACGGTCGTCGTGGTCGCATCAGGAACGACGGGTTGTCCCGTGAAACTCAACCCGAAACTTTGGTTCCAGCCACCGCCTGACCACCACCCATCCGGGTTATTGCAACACGTTGCGGCCCGAAGCCGGTAACTGCCGGCAGGGATCACCACGAAGATCCTCGATTGCAATCCATCAAAATCGTCGTTCGTCGTGACCAACGCCCCTGTTAGAACGTCGTACAGCCACAATTGCGGATCTGAGTTGATCCCCGGTGACATAAAAGTTTCCGCAACGAACTCTGTCTCGTCAGCGAACTCCACGAAAAAATCGGTTGGTGCGGTAACCGTCACGCTCGAGGTTTCGTCGGCTCTAACGGTTGTCGGCCGCTCAAACCAGAGCAGTCCCAACGCCAACAGAAACGGCAAACGCCATTTCATCACTTATCAGAAAGAAAAGACGCGACCCCTCGCTCACCGACAAGAGTAGACAACCAAGCAAATAGCCCTGCCAAAGCAGGAACTACCAGCATCATCGCCTCCGGATTGTCCCTAAACCAAGATGCAACCATGCCAAGAACCAGACCCTTACCGATCTGATCAATGATTTGGTTAGCCTGTCGCACACGGCGACAATACCACCGTCAACTTCAATCATTCTCCACGGGGGTTGGTGTGCGCTCCGCCTGCAACTGTGCGCGAAGAATCGCCAATTGCAGATGCGCTTGTTTCAACTGATCCAGCAGATCATTGATCACAACCTGCACATCGACCTGAGTGTCATTGTTCATTTTTCCTCCAATTGAGCAACTTTGTTTTCAAGTATAGAGATTCTTTGACGGCTTTCTTGTAATGCAATTGTCAAAAGGCTCATCCATCCATTCGGACTGATTCCGTTCGGAGGGGTACGAACAAAATTTCCGTTTTCATCAGCGTCCATACCGTGCGTAGCAAGAAACGGCGAAATATCGTTCATATCCTCCGCCATCGGTCCCACCTCAGGGATACCGGGGGCTATCTTTCTGTTCCACAACAGCACATCAACATCGTCAATCATGGATGGCGTAAGAACACCTGCAAGGCTTTGTATGTTCTCTTTGTCTGCCTTGGTGGACGTATTGCGGACAAGGTAATAAATGCCGAACACGCTCGCCCATTGTGCCGCTTGACCCGAACCCGTATTACTGGCGTGTTGGAAGTAAGCCCCACCCGTTCCCGAGATGTAGACGTTAGTGTTACTAATCTCCAACTGTGCGTTGATTGGCTTGTTGATGGACACGTTCGTGCCACTCACAATGAGTGTGTCGCTTGACGGTGTTCCGATGCGAACATCGTTGGCATAGGTTCGCAAATACATTCTTTGGTCGCCGGCCGCACCCATAAGCAAATATCCGTAAGCGTTCTCAATTACGGAATACGAAGCACCACCGGTCCAATCACCAATCCGAATGTTCTGACTACTCGCACCATCAACATCCAAGAATCCGTATACCTTTGCGGAGGTAGAACCCACTTCCAAGGTGTTTGTGTTCTGACCACCAATGTAGACAGCCCCAGCCCCTGACTCAGTACGCAGATAAATGTTCGTGTTGACGCCCGTTGAACCAAGCAACAGGTAACCGATGTTCGTTCGGAGGGCGGTGTAACGACCGTCTTGGTTCCAATCTCCGATTTCCAGTTGAGGGCTCGATGCATTTGACCCATTCACAATGATTTGGGTTGGGGTTGTAATCGTTCCGCTGATTGACAGGGAGGTCAGCGTTCCGAGTCCAGTAATCCCTGTGTACGACCCGGAGATACGAGCAGACGCAACGGTTCCACTAGACAAATTTGAAGCATTGAGAGTTGTAAGGTTCGCACCAGAAACTGCACCAAACGAACCAGACCACGTTCCAGTAGTGATAGTTCCAACCGCAGTCAAAGACGAAGTGACCACGTTCGAGGCAAGCGTCGTCCCGGTCAAAGTATTGGCCGCTGCCGGCAAAGCAATGGCGGCGTTCAAATCAGTCGCTGTCAGCGTTTGACCAGCACTCCACGGATACGGCATCTCAGATCAACTCCTCACATCACCGATACCCGTACACGCGCACCGTGCCGGTGATATTGCCTGTGTTCGCAAGAAATCTGATCCCGTCATATGTCGAGACACTCTGATGTGCTCCACCGTGAAGACCCATATAGTTCGCCACCGTGTTGTACGTTCCTGTAAACACACCCGAATAATTCGTGTAACGAGCCTCGGATGCACCGTCAATATCAAGAGACGACACACCACGATTGTCGGAACTGCCGATAGAACCAAACGTGAACCCGGTACTGCGCTGATCGTAGTTACTGAACCCTTGTACTGTGTCGCCGGTATTGACCCAGACGGTCTTGGAAACATAGTTAGTTGTCGCAGGAGTACCGGCTGATGTTAGTTGTCCCAACAGGTACTGAGTCGCTCCGAGAGTTCCTGTTCCGATCGAGTACATAAGACGATAGGTGCTGTAGTTTGCGTTGAAGACCCCGTTGATCGTCACCGACGCTACGTTTGTAAACGTGACGATGTTTCCTGTTGCCGTGCCGTTCGTTACCGACGTAGGCTTCATCGGCTGCATCGGCGTGTTCGGCATCCACGTAGCACCGTCGTACACCCACGTGTTATCTGTGTCGGTCTGATAGATCGTCATCCCCTCGACCGGCGACGCTGGCCGCGTTGACGAGGTACAGGTGATCACAGCCTGCTTCATCAGGTATGTGTTTACATCACTTGATGTCAATACTTCTGAAACGCTGAATGATTTGAACGGCATCTTGAGTCCTTAGTTGAAAACGAGTGTTAGGCGACCAGAGTTTGCATCAGATATCGGAGAATCAAAAATTCGGTACGTGCTTCCCGAAGCACAGTTAGTTGCTGCTGTACCGTTTATCGTTCCGTCAGCGTTGCCGGGATACATAAACATCCCGAAATTGGCATCAACAGCCATTCGACCACGTGTTGCTGCTGTAAGAGTAAATTCTCGTGCATTGTTTTGTGTTTGAGATGTACCAGTCGTCCAATATGTAGTGTCATTGGCTGGCGCACCAGCAGGCTGTGACGCATAGTTGTGCGTAGCAAACGCAACTACAGCCGACGAACAACCATCCGCTGAACTCCGGTATGTACGAATCGTCGCACTATCTGGCACATAACCCTTCGCGACTGTTGACACGCCTGTCCCATAGAACCAATGACCGTATTGATAGCCATAGGTGGGACCGATCCACCCTGAGAAGATTGAGCCAATATTTGCAAAGTCGCCTCTCCAGCCACCGTTTGAACCGTAGGTGTTGTGACCAGTCGTCGTCACATAGAAAGTCCCGAGAGGCTTCGCATAGGTCGCTACGGCCGCCGACGTAGTGGTATTCCCAATATTGTCAACAGCCACAGTCCGGAAATAATGCAGATTCCCTCTGTTGCCCGAGGTAACCGAGTACGAATACGAGCCACCAGCAGTCGAGATAGATCCGAGACTTGAGTACGACGATCCGTCAGCCGAATATTGCAGGCTGTACGAGGCAATACCAGATGTCGCATCAGAGGTACTGGCGAAATTGACTGTGAAGCCGGGAAGACCTTGATTCCAAACCACCGAAGTGATACCCCCACCTGTGGGCGGTGTCACGTCATATTGGTAGACGAGCGTGTAGGTACTCGCCCCTGTTTGCACATACACCTGTTTCACCACATCGTATGTTGATGCGCCGGTCTGGGCATAAATGCCTTTAGTTCCGGTGATTTCGGTGAATGTTGATGCACCTGTCTGAATGTAAGTACCAGCCATTTTATGCCGTCACAAACCAGATATCGCCAATGCTTCCGCCTGTCGTCGGAGCACCAGCGGTCGTCTTGAAATGAACCTTTGACGAGGCTGCACTCGGAAGAGCCGTCCCGACGCTGTAAATCGACTTGGCCGCACCATTCGCCTGACAGTCATCAGAAGTAACCGTGTTGGCCGCAATCTTCGCTGATGTGATCGCATTGTCCTCAATACCTATCGTCGGTACTTGCCCCCACTTCATCTTGTATGTACCGACCGTGGTGTCTGCGATTAGGACATACCCGGTGGTTCCCGAAACAGCCAACTTCGCCGCTGTACCGGCTCCTGAACCTACGAGAAGGTCACCAGCCGACACCGCGAGTTTGTTGTACGAATAGTCGTACAGGGCGTTTATTCCGTTGCCGTAGGCGTTCACGTCGGTGGCCGCCCAAGCGTTTCCGTTCACATAACTGGCTGATACAGGCAGGGTGGGCATTTTGTTCTCCTAAAAAGACAGGACATTGGTGTCTAGGACACCGTAGGTTGATGAGTCAAGGATAAAACCCTCTCCAGCAATCGGCTCCGCAGTCTCGAGCGCGACCATCCACGAGTCCGGAGAAATGTCGTGCGAGATCCCTTGGATAGTGAGGGTTTTGGTGAGCGTGGTTCCACAATAATTTTTGCTGACCGTCACCGGGTCAAGAAGATCCGAATTGAGGATTGAGATCAGGTTCGCATCGCTCAAAGCGGAGGCATTCAACTGCACATTGTCAATGTGCAACTCCGGTGTCGAGCGGTAACCCAACAAGAACTTTGCGTGATCTGTAGCCTCCGACCCGGTTTGAATCAATGTGCCACTTTTGCTGGCAGAACGAGCAAAATACTTGCTGATACTCGCCGTGTCGGTTTGCTGATAGATCGTTCCGGAAGAGTCAGACACCGACACATCGTTCAAAATCTGCTCGTCGTCAAACCGTTGGGTCAAGCCCACAAACGGAATTCCGCTCGTCTCATTGATAACGAGCGGTGTTGCGGTGATGCCAGCCGCCAATTTCTGAATGCTGTGGCGGCCAAGAAACTGAGCGATTCCTGACGGGTCAATCCAAAAAGCACCAAGTTCACTCGCTTCGCATTGCTGGATGAGATCCAACGCTGAGGAAACACCGTCATCATTCAAATCGACTGATGTTTGCCCTGTTTCAATGCTGTACAAAGAGTTTGGTGCGCCTGCGGCGGCCAAAAGTTTGGTGATTCGAGAACCAGAAGATTCCCCGGTTGTCAATGTTTGCGAGATCGCACCAGACGAACCGTACCCGGTAGCCACCCCAGCAGCAGTTGTAAGCGACGCGAGGTGTAACAGGCGGAACATATCCACACACTCAATCGTGACGACGGATGCATTGAAGCCAGTTTGATACTGATAATTGAAAGACTCCGTAAAACCCCTGAATAACAGGTATTCCGAACCGCCGACCGTCGCTGTCACCTTGATATGGCGCAATGGTTCAATGTATCCGTACAACGCGGACGATGTATTTGACGGGTTGAACAACCCTGTCTGGTCCACCACCTCAATAGTGCATCTGCCGGCATCAAATGACTCCGTGACCCGAGTGCGGCCTCGTCGCACGGTGACCCCACGAACAACAGTCGATATCTCGTAGTCAGCACCGACCGGAGTACCCAGAAGCGATCCTGCACCCAATGTGGTGGTTCCGAGCGTGAAATTACCGCCAATATTGAACGACGAGGCTGTACGGAAGTAAACGCGAATATTGGGTAACGTCACAGAACGACCCTTCCACCCGACTTCTGCACTCGGAGCAACCCAACTCGGATCGCTTCGACAAGGTCACGCTCGGTTGAAACCGAACCCTGAACAGTCACATTGATCGTCGTCCCACCGAACGCACCTGCCTGCGACAACGGGATGACAGCCTCCGCCCCAGCCTCACCAACCAGAGCCAAAGTTCCTCTGGTCACAATTCCGCCCTCAGCAAGCGGCACGGCACGACCAGAAACCGTTGGCGTTTGGAGACGATCCAACGCCCCGGTGAACCCAGCCAAGAACTCAAACATCGTGTCGTGGAAACTGACCTGAATTGCGTCAATCAAATCTCGGATTGAATCATTCGCATTCCCGATTGCCGTCTGCAAACCAGAAACAACCGTCTGCTGTTCACGCCACGCCGCCTCCGCCTCAGAAACAGCCGTAGCGAACAACGATTGAACCAAAGTCAACTGATCGTTTACGGCTGTATTCGCCTCATTCAGATCAGTCTCAAAAAGCACCGTTGTAGCCACCGTGGCGACTTCAGCGGCCACCGAGCGGATCTGCTCACGCATTGACACAAGTTGCTGGAAGTCCGACCCGGACATATTGAGCAGGCGTTCCGCAAGCAAACCGCCCTCACGAGCACCCAGACCGACAACTTCGGCAATCAAATCCTGCGGGAAACCGCGATCCCTCATTTGGATGATTCCGTCACGGAAGCGTCGAACTTCCTCCAACATCCTTGAGGTGTTCGCTATCGCATTACCTCGGCCGCCGACAGTAGGCATCATTGACTGGGCAACCGAAGAGGCGTACTGAGAGGCATTCTGAATGATTGAATTCCGCTCGTCTACGAGTCGTTGGTATTCCTGCAAAGCACTTTGCGCTCGAGACAGAGCCGTATCGGTCGGCAAAACAGCCCCGGCAATATCAATGTTCAAACCGGCCGCTACCTGACCAGCCTCCTGACGGATCGCATCCAGCGAAGAAGAAAGTTCTCCCAGTCGAGCCAACGCCGAATCCAGTTGACCAACCAACCCGTCACGAGCCTCAACAGCAGCACCGAGTTCCTCAAATTTGCCCTTGAGCAGGGACAACGCGTTAGAAACAGCCGGGATATTCTTCAATCCCAACGCTGCGGCCTTGGCATTCAACTCATCAAAAACCGCCACGATCCGAGTCGTCGCCGTCTCGACAGCAGTAACGCCGGCAAGATCAGCCAGCGCACTAGAGCCGATTTGGTCGTTCGCATAGTCCACAAGGTCGTCAACCCACTCCTTGACCCAAGCAAACGGGTCTTGCGAAGCGCGAGAACCGCCCCCACGACCAGAAGATGCTCCTGTCCTTCTGGTTGAAAAAGCGTCAACAGCCCTCTGTGCCTCTTGAATGCCGGCAAGCACCTTGGCGATATCTGCACTAGCACCGGGGATGGCATACAGGGCCGCATAAACCTTGCTCAGAACCTCCAAAGCCTGCTTGGCAGAATCCAGATTGAAGTAAATGGTGATGCTCGGGTCAAGGTTGTTCAACAAACCCATCTGGTCGAGCAACATCCGGATATCGCCCTCCAAGCGGCCAGCCTCAATCCCGGCGGCGATGAATTCTTGGATGAACTGCTGGATCTTCGCATTTGCCACATCTTGATCCATTTGACCGTCTCGGACGGTCTTCTGATACGACAAAATCGCGTCACCGAGGTCATAAGCAGAGTTCTTGAAATCGTCAAACGACTGCTTGCCATTGACAATTTCTTTTCCTATGTCCTGAATCTGTTGCATTGTTGAACGCGACGCCCGGAAGAGCAAAATGTTCGCTCGCTCTGCTTTTTGCACACCCTTCGCATAGTCCTCAAGTGCAACCTCGGCTCCGTCCGCCTCAACTCGAAGTGTGTCGTAAATAGAAGCCAAAGTTTTCGTAGTATTCGCGTAACCGCGAGAATAGAACTCCATACCAGCCAAACGAGCCTCAAATTCTGCCGCGGCTCGTTCCTGTTCTTGGAATTTCCGTGTTGCATACGCTGTCGCCTCCGCCATCAGATAATTGTTGAAAGCAACAGCCTTCTGCTCTTCACCCCAACCGTTAGCCGCAGCATCAGCCTCAGCCAAAGCGGTCGCTTGATTGATCATGGCGGTCGTCAACTGACCACTTCCAACCATCGCATTGACTTGATCTTGAACAATCTTGGAAAGGTCAGTCTTTTCGATCTGATCTTGAATTTCCTCCAATGCTTTCGCCGTTCCGGTGAATGCATCATTCATATCCAATGCTGACCAAACCAACGAGTCAAAATCGTTGTCGTCTGTTTCTGCTATGTATTTCGCCATAGCAACAGCGGCCTCTTCGGATGCACCCTTTGACTTCAAAACAGAAGCGGCAAAACCCTCAAAATCGTCGGCTGCCGCGGCAAATTTCTCCAATGAAGCAGACATTCCAAGACGACCAAAAGCATCGACCAACTTGTCGCTGTTCTCGCCAGTAGTCAGGATCGCATCGCTCAACAGTTCTTGCCCGGTAGCCCCCTCCTCTAAAGCCTCCTTATTCGCCAACAATTCTTTGGTGTTGGCTCTAAGAGCATCCGATAGTTCGTTTGTCCTCGCCGCATTTTCACGCTGTTTAGCACCAAACGCGCTGATTGCCGCCACGATCAACTGGACAGCAACAACCATCGCAATCATCGGTCCCAGAGAAGCCATAAGGCTCATAGCACCAGCCTTCAAAGCCATAAATGTTGTGACACCGGCCGCTCGGAGTGCTTGGAACGATGTGATCGTAAGACCCTGCTGGGCTGCCAAAGTTTTCTGATAGGCAATCTGCTCTGCTATTTGCCCTCGCATCTTCGTGAAACCCATAGCCAGTCGAGTAAATGCTTTGGCAGTCCCGTCAGCATTGACACCCATCAACTTCTTCTGCAAAACAAGCGCGGTGACAATAGGCAATAATGCGAGCATCACAATCTTGTTGGATGTCAAAACAGTTGCCAGCGATGCGAATGCAGAAACAACAGGAAGAACAACCTGCGACAAACCAAGAATGACATTCGCCAATCCAGTAAGCGTTGTACCAACTACCCCTTGAAGATTTGTTGCGACGTTTACAACACTTTCCATCACCTTCTCAAACACTTGGAAAAGTGTTTGACCGAGATCCATAATCGCTGGCAATAGAGGTTTGAGCGATCCCAACAAATCAATAAAAATTGCTCGAAGTTCGGGAGACAAAGCGACGAGTGCCGCAAGACCAATCCCAACCGGACTCAATTTGACAGCAAAATTCTGCAACATTGGTCCAACAAGAGGCAGTTGACCGAGCAAATTTTTGCCGGCGAACGCTGACAAACCGGCGGCCAATGCACCGATGAGAGGAATGAACTTATTTATCGTCTCTGACAATTGACCGACGTTCACATTTGTCAACTCAATTGATTTGAAAAAATCTTTGACCTTAGCAAAAACGCCTGCTAGCGGTTCAACCAATGTCGTAAAAGACTCTCGGAGAGCCTGAAGAACCGGGAACAAGGCTCCGCCCTCACGTATAAGCAAACTGAACTGCTTGAATGTGTTGTATGCCCCCAACACAACTGGGCTAAACCCCTCCAGAAACAGGCGGCCAAATTCCAATTTGACATCGTTCAAAATTCGAGGGAACGAACGCAAGACCTTGCCCGGTTCGGTCATCGCCGCCTCATAGGTCCCCGCAACCTTCGCACCCTCCTCCATAACCATGTTCAGAACAGCCTGCTGACGTTCCGTAGCAGTCAAATTGTTGGCACTTTTACCGAGTTCACGGGCATACGACGCATACGCCTCACCTGCATATCGCGTGATTCCAACTCCCTTCAACAGTTGAGAGTTGCCGGTCTGGATCGCATACGCCAAAGTCTTTGCGGTGTCCGTCGAGTTCCTCTGAGACAAAACAGCGAAGTCCTGCGCTACACGAGCCAGATCAGAAGCCCTAGCCAGATCCAAGTTTGACTTCACGAACAAGAGAGCAATCTCTTGAGAAGCCTTCATTTCAATGCCCTTGGACCGGACAGCGTCGGCCGCCTCTCTCAGGGCTTTAGCACCAACCCCGGATGACTTGCCGACCGCATCCATAGCAACAGCCATTTCCGCAACATCGGCCGCAACAGCAAACGACGACCGGGAAAACCCGATCAGCCCGACAGACAACGCCCCAATCGCCACCCCGAGGGTATTCAACACTTTCGTGAAATCGCTGGTTGATTGCGTCATCCCACCGAGCGTCGCATTGACGCTTTGACCACCAGATGTGATTACTCGAGCGGTTTCCTGAAACGAGGTACGCGCCCGATCCATTCCGGAGACGAACCCCGAAACATCAGCACCAAGGACAGCATCGACCGTGATCGCCACGATTACCTCTTGCTCTTCGCCATCTGTTGTTCACGCTCCCAAGCGGTCAATTTGTCGTGTGCTGCCCATCCCACCAGTTCATCTGAACTGAGCGGACGGTGATTTGGTGATCCCCACAGCAACTCTTCAACTGTCCGCCCAAGACGCTCTGCTAGGACGAAGTAATACCTGTATTCCTGATCGGCTAGTTGCCTTTTCCCTCCACATCAATGGCATCAGGCTTCATTCCGGACATTTCCATCGCCTTTTGAGCAACGAACTCGATTGCGGAAGCCGACTTGTCGGCAATCGCATCCATATCCTCTTCAGAGAACACGCGACCCTTGGTTTCGGGGTCGTACACGCAGGCGATGATCAGCGACGGATACATCTTCTGCACATCCACCGTTCCTTCGGCGGTCATACAAGAAGCGATCAGTTTCGCACGGTCGGCCGCACTCAATGTACGGAGTTCAATATCCAGATCCCATTGGGGGACGTGGATCGTGGACGACTCGATGTCGTTGCTGGCGAGGATTCGGTCACGTAGGGACACTTTTGCTCCTTATTGGGTTTGGGTTACGACCAAGTGCCGCGGGTAACGGCTCCGGTCACTTGCAGTTCGACGGAGGCGGACACGACATCCGCAACCGGGGAACCGATGTTGTAGGCGGTCACGTACGCCTCACCCGAATACTTGACCAGACCAGCGGTGGAGCCAGCCGGACCGTATTCAAACGAGAGGGAAGCGGTCTGCCCGAGAACGGCCGCAATGTGAGCGTCGAAGGTCGAGTCCCACTTGCCGGTGAGGCTGATCGTCGCATCCTTCAAACCGACGATGTAGGACTTGGCTCCGGTGGTTCCGAAAGCGGTCACATCGGCGGTGTCAATGGACTCGGGGAACGAAACCTCCATCAGGTACGAACTGATATCGGTGAGAGTGCCGCTCGAGTTGTCCAACTTGAAAACTGCTGACTTGCCGTGGACGAATGCCATTTCTGTGCCTTTCGATTATCGCCGTGCGAACGACGCTTGGTAGGTGATTGAGCCGGTTGACCCGGCGAGGGTGTGTTGTGCCCGCAAATATCTGTTGACAGTCGTTCCAGCGGCCACGACCACACGCTCAGATGCCGTCGTAGACGTTGAAACGGCGGTAAATGTCACCAAATCCGCCCAAGTTGAGTTATCTGCGGAATGCTGGATCTTGATTGTGGTTGACCCATTGCGAGTATTGGCTGTCGCATGGAGGTGAGCGACCCCACCGTTGCTGGTAGAAGTCGAGTTATCGTCAGCCGAACCGTTCCCGGTGGCTGTTTCTGCGGTAAGAGCGTGGAGGGAATCGCCGTAATCAACACCTCCGGTCGCTTGGAATTCGGCAGAAGCCTGAACAACGTCGGCAACAGGGCTACTCAAGTTGTAGGTCGTTTCGTGAACTGCGGCCAGAAAACCGCGCTTACCCACCGCTGCACCGTCAGGGAACGCGCTGAAAACACCCTCCGAAGCACCCAAAGCACCTTGAAAAACCGAATCGGAAGCCCCGTTCACACCGTCAAACATTCCAGCGGCCGAAATAGCCCCATCTTTCAGCCCGACAATGTAGGACTTGGCTCCGGTGGTTCCGAAAGCAGTCACATCAGCCGTATCAACACCCTGATTCGCCTGAACTTCCTTCAAATACCCGGACAAATCGGTCGCATTGAAGAGGACAACAGTTCCCTTACCGTGGACAAACGCCATCAGACACCGTCCTCTTCATTTGCCGGCTCATCAGAAACCGGGATTTCCTCGACCTTGCCAGAATCCAACTCGATCAGATTCTGATCAGTCAACCACTTGATTGACTTTGACGGAATGGAGGTGTGCTCGACCACGGTTCCAGCCTCAAGCCGACCGCTCGGGGTATCTAGCCCCACTAACACCTTGTATTTCGCCAACAGAACCTCTCTTGGGATGTGCTTCCCCAGCACACCCAAGACACGAGGTCACGGAGGGCTGGGGACACGATGGTCACGACAACCCGAAGTGTAAACGAAAAGCCCTATCGCATCGTCTGAATAGGGCTTTAGTTACAGGGTTCTGTCCACGGTTTCCAGCCGCACTTCCCGATCTCCTCACGGCTTGAATACAACTGGTAGGCAAACCAGAGGTTCAACCGCGGATCAAACATATCGGTCGGATGATCCAGCCCTAACTCGGCAAGCCACTTGGAATGAATCTGGTTGATCTGGGTCAACCCGGCATCGTGACCATTCCACGCATCCGGAGTGCATCGGGACTCAGTCCACAGAACCGTAGACAATGTCGCCCACTCCTCTTCCTGCCAGCCAACGGATATAGCGAGATCGTGCCATTCCCCACATCGACCGTGTTCAGCCCTCTCAGACTCAATGACGGCCGCATAATCAACAACCGGAGCAATGGTCGTCGTAGTCGTCGTTTCCTCAATAGGAGCAACTGTTTCAGACACAGCCACCACTACCGAGGGTGGCGGATCTATTCGCACCGTCACCTCCACAGCCGGTGGCGGAGTCACCCCTCGCTCACCTGCACAACCGACAAGAACCAGCAAAACAAACATCCGCTTGAACATGGTCTGTAACACTACCGTCACAAAACGGCAGGGTCAATTACTCGTGCCCGTTCTGAGCCTTACACCGAGGACACATAACAGTCCACGGTCGAGTCAAACGAATAGCCAAAAGCCTCTGACAACGCCAACAACGCGGATTTTCGTCCGCCTGCCGAGGCAACCCGTAGGCATTAGACGACTGATTGTCCACAGACATTACACATCGTTTCACGACCCCCCAAAGTGTCAATCACAATCCTGCTCTCGACCGGATGACCGCACGAAAGAGCCTCACTACCAGCACTTTCGTTCAAACAGACGACCAATGCGTGTTGGGCCGCATCCAAACACGCCTGAGCAGCCAACAGGGCTTTATGCACAGCAATCAAACCTTCGTTCACGCCTGCACCCAACAATTGAACTCACAAGCCAGCATCGGCCGCTCCTCACCATCAAACCCAGCCGGGTAAATACCCGTCGCATCCAACACCGTCAAAAACGACACCCCAGAAATTGTCACATTCCTAATTGCACCCAAACTCGCCTGAACAGCCTCAATTTTTGCCCGAGCGGATGGATAATCATTCCGAGCGGCCCGAGCCACAGCCAGAACCGTATGAGTAAACGTCGACGCGACGGAAGCACCAAAAACGTGATCCACCTCACCCCGTTGCTCCATCAAAACGACCGAAACATCGGGAGAATCCTGCATCTGAGACAGCCAAATGTTCGTACCTAATGTCCCCACGCCATCCGACTGCAACCGCGTACCCAAAGCATCCAGAACAGCCATCAGTACATCACCCTCCGAACAAGTCGCATCAGATACGAGTTCAACATCAACTCAAAATTCGGCTGGTTAGCGTCAAGCGGATCTTTCAAATACAACGCCTTGCGCCCCTTGGCGTGGCGGTACGTCAAATTGTCGTGCTGTTTCTCCGCATACGCAACAGCCGTATTGCCGTAGGAGATTCGCACATGGACAGTTTTCCCATTGAACGAGTACGGAGACACAAATCCGGATGAACGCAACGCCCCCGTAAGAACCGGGACCTGACGCTGCGACTCATTGAAAACCTTGTTAGCGACCATATAGAGAGCCGTGCCTACAGCAGGGACGACACCATCCTTGCCGAGGTACTTCAATGCTTCGACCATCCGGTTTTCACCGAGGATCATCACCTGAGCATTACCGACCCGAGCCATCACGCCCTCCCGTAAGAAACGGTCGTATGGTTATTACCGTCCTCATCCAAGTGGACCTGAACCGACAAAATCACCGGGCTAGAACCGTCAGGAAGCACAATCTTGGATGACAAACCCACGGTCGGAACACCATAAAAAATGATCCGCCCCTCCTCAATGACCTGTCGCCCCTTGTCGTCGTGCGAAACGCGGCCAGTTTGCTGAATCCTGCATCGCACACCAGTCCCAGACCCCGAAAAGGTCTGCTTACCGTATGAATCCAGCGCGGTTTGGGCGTAAATCGTCACCGTAGATGGCATCAACTCCAGAAAGGCGGCCTCGAGAGTCATACATCAATCCACAGCCGTCGAGTTGGTGGAAGTCCCGTAATTGCTGTCCATACCAATCGCAAAGTTCATCGGACCAAACACATTGTCTTCCGAATCCGCATAAAAATTGACACTCGGAGGATTACGACGAGAAGCCTGAAACCGCAAACTTTCAGCCCGTTTCAACAAGGTTGAAGCCTGCGACCCATACTGAGTCGAGATAGACAAATCCCCAACTGACCGGGAATAGTCAGCCTTAGCGGACACCTTGGAAGCCATCGCTTCGCAAGCCGACGCTGCGGCCAAATAGGCATCCGAGTTCACCTCAGACAACAAAAACGAGATTTCCTCGTTCGTTACCTGCTGGTTTGTCGTGTCCGTGTCACCACACAGGAACCTGACCCGATCCGTCGTGGAGTTCGCCGGATCTCCGCCGTAACTCCACGTCATTGAATCAGCCTTCCTCTACAGCAACCTTCGGGGGTCTTCCAGCCTTCTTGACCGGCTTCGGTTCAACAATCGCATCAGGAACGGTCGCCGTCAACTCAATCCGCTGAATGTAGCGGCCAGCCTCAAGCGTCCTACGGTTACGCCAATTATCAGCGTCAACCACAGTTCCCTGTTCGATCTTCTTGCCACCACCGACCGGAATCGGCTTCAGTACGAGCCAACCGCTCACGAAACCACGCTGGCGAAGAAGTAACCGAGATCCGCGGCCACGACCTTCATATCAAACGCCATTTCGGCTTCGATGCGATCAGCCTTGACCGAATCCATCCGCAGACGGCTGGCTCCGATGGTCTGACCCAAACCGCCCGACACACCAGTCCACGACATGATGTATCCAGCAGACGGCTGGAGCAGTCCCGGCGAAGGAGCCGAGTAGCAGAGGAGGGCATTCTTGCCGGCGGTGAAGTCGTAGGCGGCCGTGCCACCCTCGTTGTTCGTCGCCTTGATCGCCTTGGACACGACCACACGATCCACGTCGAACATACGAGCGATCATGTCGGTGGTGATGACGGACGAACTGGTGTACTTGATGCGATCCACCAGATCGGGGTGGTTCTTCAGTTCCTTGAACACGTCGTAGCCCAAGACCAGCGTGTTGGGCTCGAACCCGGTGGTGGCAAGGATCTGACGCTTCGCATCTTCCACATCGTTCAGCGGATCGCTGTTCGTGTAGTCCGACCAGAGGTTTGTCGGCGTGTTGTCGGTTCCCCACACGCCGGAGGTGAAGTAGGTCGAGACGAACTGGGTTTCCATCTTGAGGAGGAGACGGCTGGTCACGAACTCGGTCGCCTCACGATCCACGTTGATGGGGGCATCGGCGTTGGCGCGAGTCTGATCGCCAATGTCCTTGTGGAAAGCCCACACGTCAGCCGAATACGAATCGGTGGTCAGGTTGTAACCGCCGCCAGCCGACTCGGTCGCATCGGCGCGGAGTTGCGCCTCGTCGCGGAACCAGTCGTTCTTCGTGTACTTGAAGAACTTGTCCGACTGCTTATCGACCGGAACAATCGGGAAAATCTTGTTGGCGATGAAGTTCTCCGCCTTCTGCATATATGCGACCGAGATGTTGGTCAAGATCGCATCAACATGGACCTGAGATTGAGTGGGCTGGGGCATGGCTGGGGGTGACCTTTCCTTGTGGAGATTCTGGGATCAGGCGGCTCGGGCGGGCGAGGCGCAGTTGATGACGGCGGTGAGGAGTTCGTTGTCCGCACCAGCGGCAAGAATGACCTGTCCGACGATGTAGTTGGTCGTATCGGTTCCAACGGTCTTCGCCCCAGCCTTGCCAGCCGAGGTCGTGCCGATAGCGACACCCTCGTCGAGGGAAGCGGAAGCGACCACCTTGGTTCCACCGACGACCAGCACCTCGGCGGCCTGACCAGCGGTCGGGGTGTTCTGCAACACGCCCACCGGCTTGTCCGTGGCCGCGGCACACAGAGCGGCCTGACCCGAGGTATTGATCTTGACGAAGTAATACTGCTTCGCACTCAGGTCGGCAGCAGCCGGGAGCGTGATCTTGACGCTGTACTGGTTGAATTCGTATGCCATTTCAGGGTTCCTTTGCTGGGTCAGCGGGTTTCTGCGACGTAGTCGGCGTAGAGGGACGGATTCTTCTCGATCAGACCGGAAATTGCCTGCTCGACGGTGGCGAACTCACCACGCGAGACAGCGGACTTGGCGAGAGTTTCGATTCGCTGGTACGCATCGCCCGTCTGGGGAACGAACGATGAACCGATTTCAGCGAAAATGGCGGCCGATTCAGCCTGACCGTTGGCCGCATCCAAAGCCTTGGAAACGGTTTCGGCAAGTTCGGGAGCGAATTCGCTCAGACGGCGCAGAGCCGGGGCGAACTCGTCGTGCTCCAGCGGGAGGTTCGGGTAACGCTCTTCGGACTTGGCGACAGCCTCAGCATCCAGACGGATCTCGCGCTCCTTGCGGAGTTCCTCTTCGGCGTACTCGGCGGCCTGACGAGCCTTCTCCAACGCTTCGCGGACAGCCGGGGGAGCCGACTTCAGAAGGGAATCCTCGTCGTTCGCATCATCTTCTTCGTCGTCTTCCTCGGGGTTTGCCTCGAGTTCCGCAATGCGAGCGTGAGCCTTCTCCAACTCAGCCTCCAGCGACACCATCTTTTCGATGACGGTGAAGTCTTCGTTGTCCAGTCCGGAGTTCTTCATCAAAATCCATCCTTCATCCAAGTGGGCAGGATGGTCTACGCCTGACGTTTCTTCAATGTTCAACTTGACCATCTTGCGCGGAGCCATCGCACGAGGACGGTAGTGATACGCCAAACGGCAATCAACTAAACAATGTTCTATTACTTAGACGCAGAGCCAATCGTTTAGTGGCACTCTCGGGAAATCGGAGTATTCATCGGGATCACTAGGCGTGTAAATCCACGCTCTTATCACTCCATTTGCAGTCATCACATCGGTTTCCACTCGCCTGTAGAACGACGGCACACCCTCCAGTTGATCCATCCGTTGCAATGCCACGAAATAATCCCTGTCGTCGTCGAATGTGATTACCTCACCAACCGATGATTCTTGTTCGTCTGGTAGTGCGAACGGGAAATAGTTCATTGTCTGGGCGACTAGGCGGAAGCCGGGGATCAGACACGGTTCGGATTTGCCGCCCAACATCGTCCACAAACGGTCGTTTCGTTGTCCCTCCCGAAGCGTTCCGTAGACCGCTATCGGCAAAATGCGCTTGTTTGTCATAAACCGATTATGACCGGCTACTAAACCTGCGTCAACCTTTTATCGAGATTTTCCTGAACCGTTACACTTGTAGCAGGTGTAACCCGTCTTGCACCACTTGTCTGACCGCCCTGCGCCACCACATCTGGTGCATTTCCCGTCGGCTATCAAGGCTTCTCGCTTGACCCTTTTTCTTTTGGCGTGAGCGCGGTCGCTGACATCCGTGAGAACCAAGGCAACCTCCTCGCAGGTCATTTCGCTCAAGTCGGTGGTGCGGCCGTTTGAAGCCTTCAGGAGAACCTTCTCGTAGGTCGCTGGTTTGAGATTTGCTTCCGCAACGATCATAGGAATGAAGGTGTTGATTTGGAGTTGTCGGCGTTCCTCGTCGACTATTTTGATGCGCTCGGCGTGTCGGGTGTAGTGGTCGGCTTCGCATTGGTCGTTGCAGTAGGTTTCGCCATCAGACCAAATTCCCGTGCGGGCTGGCACGTATTTTTGGCAAGAATGGCAATCTGCTGATTTGAAGTTTTCCCTCATAGTGAAATTATGTCATACAACTAAACCGTAGTCAAGTTGTTCTTTTATGGCTCCGACCTGCGGTTTTACTCCCGAACTAAGTCGCTCGCCATTGGGAGCGTCCGTGTATCGTGCGGATAAGCCCTTTCCGCCTCAGACCTTGACATTGACCCCTTCACGAAACCCCACTCCGAGTCCGCCTTCACCCACATACCGAACTGAATATCGCCCTCACGGATCTCCTTCAACAACGTGGAGACACCGTTCGCATCAATCCCAAGACGCTCCTCGACCAGAGACTTAGCAACCCCAGCACCTTCCAGCAACACGGAACGGTCACCAGAACGAACGAAAATCCCAGTCCCCTCGGGTCGGACAGAGAACAGGCGGCCATCAACACGGACCGAAGCCGGGATAACCGCCAAATCGGCATCTGCAGCCTTCACAACCTGCTCCGAGGGCTCACCCTGCAACCTCATTGACGATCCACCAATTGAAAAACCCCTGATCTTGCCCTGTTTCACCAGATCCCACGCCCACGGTTTCCAAACAACCCCCAAGAACACCGTACCCTCAGGATAGGCGACCTCAGCACCGTCAGCGGCCTTTCGCATCGTCACCTGAACAGGCAACTGCATAGCCTCAACCCACTCGCCGGCAATTATGTCCCGGTTGTGTTGCAAACGGATACCGCGGTCACCCTTACGCACGTAATCCCACAAACCAGCCTGCAATTCCTCGGCATCAGTCCACTCACTATGGGCATCCAGACGATTTGGGATGTACCAAGGACCCAAGGTGAACCGTTTCTCATCGACAGCCTTATGGATCAACTCGACGGCGGCAACGGCGGCAACACTCATCGCATCAGCATCAATCTGCTTGCGAACATCCTCTGGCAGATCCGCGTACGGAACCTCGCCGGCAAGCCATCCCTGATAATCAGCCATTTTCGCCCTCCAAAGACTTCAACCAGTCCAACGCGGCCTTACCACCCCACGCCGAGAATGCGACTCGGCTCGGGTTCGGGAAACCCTCCACCCCGGCAGTCCAGCCAGCCGTCCTTCCGTCTCGGTTATGTGATTCCAAGAACGGTCGCATCTTCCTAAGAGTCTCGACCGAAATCGGTTCCCCAGCGGCGATACTTTCCGCTCGTTTCTGAACCACAACCGGGACACCCAAATCGTGCTGTGAAGCCCAAATAACCACCTTGTGAGCCTCTGCACGAACCCTCTCGGGCGGATACAACTCGGCAGACTTGTTCATCTCGTAGGCGTAAACATCCTCAAGATTGACCATCTCTTCCTCGTCTTCGCCCTCTTCATAGCCCTCTTCCTCCTGCTCATAGCCCTCTTTCTCCTCTTCGGAGTATTCAGAAAGAACTTCCTCGGGGATTTGCCACAACTTACAGATCCCGTTCGGATCAATATCCCCCGACACCCAGTCGCATCGCCGCAAACCCAAATAGGCGACACAGTTACCGCAGATCAACCCGTCTTCCTTGAACGGATTCTCATCCGCATCCCCATAATGAGCACCGTCAGCCCCATCAGACTGGTCAAACTCACCGTATTCAGCGACGATCCCATTGATCGCCTCCGTCAACTTCTTCTGTCGATCCGAAATGAACACGGCCGCACCTTACAACTAAACCAACAAACCGCTATTCAGTAGGGGGATTTACCCAAGTCCAGATACTCATCGGCATTCTGGCTATCGCATTCTCAAGGAGTATCGGAGTTGTCCGGATACCACCGCGTTCAATGATCACTCGAGTTCCAAACTTGGGGTCATCATCCTCAATGTCGTAAACCGACGCTTTGCCGGCATAGGCGATCAACTTCACATCCGCTCCTGTCTGATGATTTTCATTGCCAGAGCCTCATCTTCGGGGGTATTGGCGACGAACAGCAGGCCGCCGTCCCCCTCAAAAGGCAACCGATGGTCAAACCCATCCACAAAAATCTCCACCGGGATGCCGTCTGGGAAAGCATCGCACGTTGACACTTCAAACTCGCCCATCCTGACCGCTGAATCACGCAACCGCTTACACGCCCAGCACATACCAATACCCTCGGTCATACTTGATCGCCCTTCCCACTATTTTTGGTCAATTTCGGCACTTTACCGGATCGAATAACCTCTAACAAACCCTCCGTTACCTCGACGGCGATACGAGTCGCGGGAGGATGCCCCGGTTCAAACTTTGCGGCGAAATATTGCGAAGCACATTCAGCGACAAACTCGTCGTAGTTGGTCAAACCGTACCTAGATAGGTCTCTCTGAGTTTGAGTGTTGCGGAGACCGGCTAGTTTCACTCGGCCGCGACCCGGCAAACCGTAAACACGCCGAATGATTGGACTAACCAAGTCCATCAATGCACGGTCGTACTTCGTTCGGTCATCCGAATCTTTCCAATACGACTGAACAACCTTGCCCTTATCCCCGTACAAGGCTGTATTGCCTGCTTGATAGCCGATATGGTGACCAACCTCGTGGTAGAATGTCCTATTTGGAGATCCTGTCGAAGAATGGTTATCTGCGAATCTTTCTTTGCCCCGCCAGATCCAAAACTCTTCGGCATTCATTGATCGCCCCGGAAGACTCAGATCGGTTATACCCCCCTTCACGAAGGTCATCCTGAACTGAGAAGGGGAAAACCCTATGTATGCCTCCTCGGTTCGACCAGCCCAGCCAGAGGCGGTAGCACCACCTTGCGATGACTGAGGTTCCCAACTGATCTTAGAAATACCAGTACAAACCTCGGGAATTTCCTTGAACATATTGTCCATTGACGATGCAAATGTATTTGCGGCCCAATCTGGCAGTTGAGAAACACCGTCAGTAACGAATCGACTGGTTCCGTTACCCGGCGACCACTTCGCATTCAGCCAATCCAAAGCCTCAGACATAGTTGCGAACACGGGTGGTTTCTCATCCCAATCACGCCCAGTAGGAGTCTTGCGGCCAGAAACAGTCGGCTCCACAACCGCCCCACCCTGCTGTTCTCGCCATTTATCCGGAGTCAATGGCTCCACACCACTATTCCGAGACCAACGAATATGGGCTGCGTAGCGGCCAGCCTCCGAACGCGACGCGAACTTCGCCTTCATCATCGCATAGTCAAAACCGACGCTCTCGGAGTTCACATCTTCAACAAACCCCAACTGGTTCGGCGGTCGGTCAACAATCTGAGCGTATGGAAGCGACTGGATAGCAGACGAGATGGTCCCCCACGCCTGCACATCTGTTTCCAAACTTGCCGGCATCAAAAAATCTATTTCGGCACAATGCACCGAATCCCCTAAAGCAACCAAAACATCAACTTTTTGGCGAAGATCGCCGTCACAGTTCAACCCATTTTCGAGATCAAACTCTGCAAACTTCAACACATCATCTTGCTTGTACACGAATCGCATCATCGTGAACCTGCCAAAACAAGTGCCCCAAGGAATTGCTTCACCGATGTCATATCTGTCCAACTTTTCCGCCTGTTGTCAGGAGACAACATTTCGGACAACACAGTCGAGAATTCGCTGTTATTCCAGTTGTAAGCCATCCCTTTTCCAAACTTAGTGAGTCCGTAAATGCCATCCCCGTAGAACTGGCCGCTGTACGGTTCGCTGAGTTCGTCTTTGAACACCGATCCCCCAGCCGACCCGGTGTGCGTTTTTTCTGGTTTCAACCCGATTGCACGATCACGGGCTGTCATCGACCGATCTTGAGCACCCAACCGACGGTAATGCAACCCAACATTGTCCAATGCGGCGAAAAACGGGCTGTACTCAACAACCGCGTGGAAATACTCGTGAATCATCGTGTTCTTTTCAGATGAAGTCAAAATTTTGGGTCCACTACCTTTTCCGACCATACTCATCCGTTGCCAATGGCCGCCGCCACCACTTTTTGTGAGAAGAATGCCGTCACCAGTTCCCGGCTGACGAAAAGCGCGAGATTTTTCGTTCACTTCGGTAATCAAAGTTTCCGGTACAACCATTTTGATGAGGTCGCGCATAGTTTTTGCCTGTGACCCGTGCAAAGCAGGTGTTACAGAACCCATCGGAACAAGTTGAGACAAAACTGCCAGCACAGCATCCACTTGCGTCTTTCGTGCCTGATCAATAAGTCCCCTTGATGCCATTACAACGTCTGTGTAATAATCGCTCCGAGTTTTCCCGGTGCGTTCAATCCAAAATTCGTCTGAAATTTGTCGAGTCAACTGCACAGCCTCAGTCTGCAACTCGGGAGGTACGACCTCACCGCTCAGCCGAAGAGCACGAATTCTGGCTCTGACCTCACCCAGACGGCCGCCACGCAAACTCTCCTCAGAATTTGATAATTCCGACTCCCATTCGTTCATCTGTTTCCACGTCGCATCAAAACGCCTTACCGCGTCATCGACCAACACGGCAACATTTGTACCGGCGACCTCATTTATCGCCTCAACAACCAATTCACCCAGATCAATCACATCATCCATCATCTGAATCGCACCAGCATTGAGCCGGTATCCGTTAGCCCGATTACCACTCAATACACCTGTGTTGACCACCTGCGGGATCGTACCCGTAAGAACCAAATCAAGTCCGTCCGCCGAAACATTCATAACCGGGCTGAGGGATAACTCCTCAATGTCCGCTCGAAGTTTCTTCACCTTCTCGCTTGCCATCGCCTGTTTCAAACCCTCTAACGCCGACGCAGGGGGCGGAGGAGGAGGCGTTACCGTAGACCCACCGGACTGTTGGGCTCGCCAAGCCTCAGGGGTCAATGGTTCAACACCGCTTTCGCGTGACCAGCGGATGTGGGCCGCATACCTGCCAGCCTCAGACCTTGAGGCGAACTTCGCCTTCTCCAGATCGTCGTGGACCTCGTCATCTTCACGAGAAACAAGGCGTAAGTCTGTGTGTGCCCCAATAAACCGGCTCATTCCACAACCTCCAAAACCCACTCAGATCCGACGCGATAGGTGTCGCCATTTGCTAGTTCTTTGAAAACATCTTTGATTTCCACGACCCTCAACTTACTCTTCGGTCGAAGCAACACTTCCTGCTCGTCCCTAACCCCCCTAAGACCCGGCACAATAGCCTTGTAACCCTTCGGCAGACGGATCTTCATCACAACAGGGTATGTGTATTTCACCGACTCCTCGGTCCAATCACTTCGGAAATCGTTAGCCACACCCCTGCTCGCTGATGTGGACATAAATGCGTCATCCTCATACACATCACCGACTTTGATTTGGCGATCCTGTGCCATACCTAAACCGCGATACACAAAGGTGTCTTTGGGCATCGGCAAAGCCAATTGATCAAACTCTTTGACTAACCGATCCGTCGCCGCCCCGGTTTCTTGGTCAAATGTCTGCCGAAAATCATTCGCCCAATCATCCGGATTACCGCCTCGAAGATAATCGTTCATTGCCCGATACCCCAAGGAAATGTATTTGCTGACATAATACGCGGCCAAAACGGTGCTGTTCCGACCGTCTGCATTCTTCGGCAAATCACCAACCGCTTTAGCATCGCCCAACAAATCGTCAAACAAGCCGATTGCCTGTTGGTGCATCGCATCCCACTCGTCTGGGGACATTGCCTCAAACCGACGCTCAGAATCAGCCAGATGCCCCTTCCACCTCTGCTCGGCGGCATAGCGGCCAGCCTCAGAACGAGAAGCAAAAGTTGTTGATTTCCCCATCGTTCCACCTGACAGAAAAACGAGGTCAGACAAATTTACAACGAACCGATTATCAACCGACAAGATCCACCTCCACAATCGTGACAAACCCTCGATCGGGATCACCATATTCATTTAGCCCAACGATGCGGAACTTACTGTCAGGTCTGAGCAAGATCTCTTGCTCGTCACCTGAATAACCCGGAGGTGGAACTGACACCTTCGTGCCTTTCGGAATACGAATTCGCATCATCATATAACCTTGATTTGAGTCGTATGGATCAGCAAAACGGTCGGCAACATCTCTGCTCGCTGAAGCAGACGAAAATGCACGATCCGAAAAAATGTCCCCGACTTTAGGGCGAGGAAGATCCTCGTCAAACAGATTGACTCTCAGACCTCGGTTGACTATCCGATCAAACGGCATTTCGACAGCGTACTTATCAAAGTTGCGTACCAAAGTTTCCACCTGCTCACCAAAAGGTGAGTCTGCCGGGAGCCCATCCATCTCTCTCAGATAGGCATTTATATTCACGTGACCCGACCGCACATAATGTTCAAGCATCCGCACTACCTCTGCACCCTCCGCTGACTCACCCCTTAGGCTCTCCTCTTTCTTCCGCGCCAGCGACCGCAACTCCCGGTACTCCTCAGATGACATTGAGTCAAATACCTTTGCCGGCTGACCTCCCCTATCCTGCCAGCGCACATTGGCGGCATAGCGGCCAGCCTCAGAACGAGACGGAAACTTTGCCTTCGTTACATCCGGAGAATCCGGTCCATCGCACGAGCCCTCAGACCCTAGAAATACAGACGGTGTCGGCCGCTCAACAATTCCTTGACCAAGCAGTCTCAAAGCGTACTCGACCGTGACAACCGCCTCCATTTCGGAAGCCAAACTTGCACGAAATAGGGCGAAAGGGAACCGCGGCGAACTGACCATCATCTCAACATCAATGAGGGTATTCACCATCATTATCGTCAAAGAATCAGCGTCAATTTCCGTGTTATCCACCGAGTCGGTCGAATACACAGAAACGCTAGAGCCGTCTTCCAAAGTCCAATTCAGCATCATCACAACACAGCCCAAATACCCATAGTGAATGCGGCCAACTCAACGTCAATTTTATTGAACCTAAATCTGTTCGGAAACAACAGGTGGTCAGTAGAAGTTGTTACCTGTTCGTGAGCAGAAAACCGTGTCCTATAAATCCTGCCTGCATACGGATCAAGGTAATCATCCTCAAATCGTGTGTAACCCAAACTCAGTTCGTCTGTCAACGCTTCAAAACTTGAAGACATAAGACGATCAGCAAAATTCTTGACTGTCGTAGTCCGTTCTGATCTCTGTTTTACATTCCCGGTCGTGCGATGGTAGTCAAACGCCGAAATGAGTGCTTTTACAGACGGTGTTCTGTCTTCGTACATATGAACCATTTCGTGAATTGCCGTTCCAAGAGTCGAATACGGCGACATACGGACTACTTGATTCGCAGCGCTCCACGAACTAGCCGTTTCGGCAATGCCCTCCACACGGAATTTCCCGGTCGCTTTGATTCGTTTCAACCAATCTGTAGGTAACTCCTGCAATACCTCAGTAACACGCCGAGTCAGGGTTTCCGCCATCTTTTTTTCGGCTGTGTAAAACATTGATTTCGCATCTGCCTCGCTAATACCGAAATCTCGTATTTCTTTCAACACTTGCAAACGGATCGCTCGAGAACTGTCAGCGACAGGTTCGTTCAACTCAACCCACTTTTCGCCTGCTCGTGCGCGTAGTTCCATCAAATTCTGCACCACTCGCTCTACATTGCCTGTCGCCAACAAGTCGTCAAACTTGAAGTCAATTCCTAAAGCACTAGCCATTTCTTTGGCATCGTCTCGCATACGGACAATTCTGTACTGGGTGAATAATGGATCATCTGGACCAATAGGTTTACCACCAGCGGTGTTCAAAGTTTTCACGAATGCGGCCAAACCAGTATCAAACGAATCAATTGGCAAATCCATTTGTGCCGCTGTCTTCAGACGCTCGCTCTCTACAGAATATTCGCCGGGTACAAATGAATTTTTTGCATCAATTCGACGTTGGACTTCTTGGTTGATCAGCGAACCTAACTCGGTCACATCAAACATCAATTGCATAACTTCTGCGTTTGGAACCAACCATCCGTCAACATCAACAAGCCACGCTTTATGGATCTGAGACGGTGTTTCAGCCGGGATCTTCGTTTGGTCCCACACATCGGCGGCCACAAAACTTTCTTCATCCAGCAACATATCGTTGCCACCGTCCGGATTAGAAAACGTATTCAATTGACCGAGGAAATCCGACGGGTCGCCGCCATCCAGAATTTTCAATTTTGCTAGTCGAGCGGCCACAGATTCACGAAGATCAACAATTTTCTGCATTTCGGCAGATCGCCCGGTGGCTGTAGGAGTCTGTTGACCGGCTCGCCATTGATCAACAGGCGTAGGTTCAATCCCGCGCTCGCGCGACCATCGCACGTGAGCAGCATAGCGGCCAGCCTCAGAACGAGAAGCAAATTTCGCTTTTTCTAAATCTGCGAGGTTTGCATCGCCACGAATCTCTACCGGAATATCAAGATCACGATCTTCCAACATTGATTCAACAGATTCTTTGCTGTCTTCGTCCGCAACCCAAATACGAGCAATATCGGACAGAGTTACACCGCCCAAAACCTGCGCTTCGGTGTAACCGCCACGAATATCAACAGGACTAGGTCGTTGCGAAAAACCGTGTCCCAAATGATCACGCAATTTTTCTGCCGTCACTTCTTTGACAGGTATTGTTCTGGCAACAGTCCCCAGAGAATCAAGACCTGCCAAAGTTGTGCGTGACAGAACTGATGGCTTCAGTTCAACAGCGATCTCACCGTATGAATTTGAGTTTTCACTCCACTTGCCACGCTCGCTGTCTCGAGGTTCAGTCATATATGAACGTGGCATAGCCGAACCGTAGATCGGTCGTTTTGTTGGGAGACAGTCCGTGACAATACCCATTGCGGCGGCCTCATAGGCTGCTCGTGTGTTGGGGGACAACAAACCTCCAGAACCCCCGGTAGCGAACTGAGATAAAAACTGTTCCTCGTCTAGAACGAGTTCCAAACCTGTTTCGTCAATGTTCACAAAAATTGTCGGGTTGGCCGCCGTCTCGCGGTGGATGCTTTCTGATATGTCGTTAGCCCATTGTGTGCCGAATGTAGAAATTCGTGCTGCTTCAGACAACAACTCGGCAAGCATATAACCGACACCATCCTTTGTCGGGACTGTGCCGTCGTCACCGTAAGTTTTAGGGTAGACCTTCCACGATTCGGGGATCGTACCCAATAATTCAATAATTCTTGTAGCAAGAACCGCTTCTTCTTGCACCGACGCAGAAATTGACTCCGGTGTGTTCGTCTTTTTCAACTCTTTCAGTCGTTGCAAAGATTCTTGGACTTCCGGATCATTTTCAATTTGAAGAAGCGGCCTGAACGGTCGCCCACCCAAAGCCTCAGAGTAATTATCCGTAGGATCAACAAAATCTTCCTTGACCGCCACAGGAGGTTTTGGTTGCTCGGCAATCCGCCATACATCAGCCGGGACAGGTTCAACCCCTCGTTCTCGCGCCCACCTAACGTGAGCCGCATACCTACCAGCCTCAGACCTCGAGGCAAACTCCGCCTTCTCCATCGTGTCGTTGGTTTTTCTTTGGACACCCAATGCAACCTTGACCCGATGAATAAATGTTTCTTTATCACGCGCCGAACCGTATGGTCCCCGAATCACCATTTTGCTCATCGCACACCTGCCAGATACAGAGAAACCGACCCCTTGGAAACTGCCTCGCTCGGGGCGGCCACTTGCTCAAAATAAGCCAACATCTCGGGGCGTTCCGCACCATCGGCAATACTTTCCGGTGTCTCATACCCAAGTTCCTTGTATTCACGAACCGTCCCAATCCAAGGGAAATCCTGATTAGGGTCAAATTGACGCAAAGTGAAATCAATGATGATTGCATCATCAGAATCTTGTGGACCGATATGGGTTACGAAATGTGTTCCGTTTCCTTCGCCATACCACGGTTCACCGACCTCACGGAGAAATACCTCACCCTCCTGAACAACCCCTTTTTTCAAAAGAAACTGTCCTACATCGACCGAAGCAATACCACAATTCCCGGCGGCCAAAGCACCGTTCGCATAGGAACTGAGAGTGAGTCTGTCTTCCGACATCAAGTTCGCTTCCTCCTCAGGTACACCAGCGTCAATCAGGTCATCCAAAATTGAGTCGTCACCCAAACCCCAATGCGAAGTTCGGACACCAAGGATTGCCGGCACGAGTTTCTTGATCGCATCAACCGTAACCCCCTCTCCGGTGGTGTCTTTCTTTGAGTTGCCTTTCCACCGTTGCTCGGCCGCATACCTGCCAGCCTCAGACCTCGAGGCAAACTTGCCTTTTTCGACATAACGCTTGGCGGCATACAAGGCTCTCAACTGCGCCAAAGCCTTTGACCGAGAAGAATGTTTCCCAACTACCTTCTCGGTTCCCTCACGAACGACGACATACTCGCCACCACGATTTTCTACCTTCCAAGGCATCAGAACTCCTCGTCGGGGAAAATTAGGAGAGCCGTACACCGACAATTCGGATGAGCCGGTGGCATCAACCGTCCGTTCGGGAACAGATCATTGACCGCAACTGTCTGACCAGCCAGTTCCTGACACTTTTCGCATACCTCTACGCCTTGCCAGCCGTCTGGTCCGATTACCCACTCTTTACGAAGCAACCCAGCCGGGAAACCAGACTGCTCTATGAATTGTTGCCATCCCATAAAGCGTCCAGCGTTGTTCGCTGAGATGATTTCCGTGCGAGCAATCGTGTTCGCTCGAACTGTTGTCAACCTCGCTCTGTAGGCATCGGCCGCGGCGGTAGCACGAGTAGTAGCCATCCCGACCGTCATCCCTGTTGCGGTCAATGTGTCCAAAGTACGAGCGTAAAGGCTATTTACGGCTCTGCTCCACCGAGAATGTAGACCGACAAGACTTTCAATTTCCTTGGCGATCTGATTGACCGTCAATTGATCACGGTATCCGCGAGCCACCAAATCTTTGACCTGCAGCCGAACCTGCTCAGAAATCTCGACAATTAGATCCCCGGCTCGACGCTCCGCCCAAGCCAACGCCCTCGGATCTGTTACATCAAACGCCACTCGGATAGCGGCCGAGGAAGGCAGCGAACCGATCGCATCAGCCGCTGCCATCTGGATTTCGGCAAGTAAAGGCTGAATTATCAGAGGGGTGACCTCAGCCAAACCAGCCAAAATGTCCACCCCGGACAACTTGTTCAATATTTCGGCAGATGAACCCTTCCCAGATCCAATAGTCGTCATCAGGACTCGAGACAATTGGCGTGTAACCGCGTCCACCGCCCGAGCCATATCAACCTCGGTGCTGGTCAGTTCATATGCCTTAGTTAGAGATGTAGTCTTCAATCGGACCACCACTCTGCATCGGGGCTTCCGGAACAGTCTGCGCCGGGGCAACAGGAGCGGCCGGTACTTGATCTTGGGGGTTCGCATTGGGCATCATCTCCGCACCCATAGGCATTGCACCCTCCTCTTCCACCTTCGGCGGCAAACCGACGAGGTCGCGAACAAACTCATCCAACCCGGAATCAACCTGCAAAGCCCCAGCCCCAGCCATCTTCGTGATGAAATCACCGAGAACCTGAAGATCCGTTGTCTGCAATTCCTCGACGCGGAGCGTCGGCGGCCGTAGGGGGTCCATCCCGTTCATTTTCAACAGCCGAGGTATCGCATCTTTGTTCATCACATCTGCCACTTGAGCGGTCATCTGAGCGATTGCTGTCATAAAAAGGTCAATTTTGGATGATCCGAGGGCAAAAGAACCGACTTTTTCGTGTCCCAGCAGGATGAAGTCAGCCAAAATCGTCATTGCAATCCGCTGGTCATATCGACCGACTACAGCATCAGTATTGAACTGCCGGTTACCGCCACTTGACAGAAGTGTCAACTTGTACATTTCTCGTCCACCCTCGTCAAAAGCGAGCGGGAAAAGAATGCCCTCGTTCTGGTTTCGTTTGATGCCCCGGACCAAGTTTTGGATCGCATTTCGGGCGGCCACTTCATCAGCGGTTGCGGTCGATGACAGCATTGACGGTGGCACATAGGCGACCGGCAAGCCAGCGAGGTCGCGTTCAATGCCGATTGCCTCAATCTCTTCAATCGTCTTCTTGAACCGCCACGGGCGGTAGGCGTTACGGAGAAGCGACCGTCCCTCGGGGCTATTCCGCTGGTTTGATGTGCGGAACAGAAGCGACTTTTCGATCGGAATCGTCACCAGTCCGGTTCCTGAACTCGGATCTAACTGTCGCATACCCAAAATGTCCCCATTTGGGGCGATATCCCAATCAAAAAGTGTCTCTTGCGCTCGGTTTGCAAGTCGCCGCCAGCCGATCCTGCCATCGTCGTACCGAGACTGTTTGCGCTTATCCTTGGATTCCATCCCATTGCGCTTTTTGTAGACGATTTCACAGTATGACCAGCCGTAGGTCAAGAACGACAGGATTTGCGAGAGCGTGGTACTCCACGAATCCTCCATATCGTCCAAACATTCTTCGACGAACTGGGCGACTTTCTCATCCTTTTTGGCGGCCTTGGTACTCTTCGCATCCTTGTACGGATCTACGTGCCATTTCAGATTCAAGATCATTCGCTCGACTGCGAAAATCATCGCTCCGATAACCGGGTCATTGTCCGCCATCTCGCGGTAGGTCCGAGCACCACGAAGTCCTTGAAGACCGGCGACGAATTCATCTGTAACCGAGCCACCGGATCGCTGATATCCGTATGTTCCGATTTCTTTCATGTCAGCCACACGGCGACAGTAGCAAAGAGGGGTGAGACAGCATCCCACCCCTCTTTAGCAACGATTTAGGCTCTGTTAGTCGCCTGAATCAATCTCGTACCTGTAGTCGCACTTCTGGCACGACGATTTGTAGAAACACCGACCAGCCCGAACGGTACGAATGTCGTGGTCACAGCCATAAACGGCAATACGGATCGGATCGTTGCGGCCGTACAGGTGCAAGACACCGATGTTGGTCATCGGAGAAATTGCGGACATTCCACCGTGATCCAGAGGGAACAAACGCATCAATCCGCCATAAGCGAATTCGCTTACCAGACCCTCAAAGCGTTCTGCCAGCGGTGTTCCGTACTCAATCGCCTTCCACAAATAGTCAATAGACGATTCGAGGGTGTCGCATTCAATGACCTTGACGAGTGGCAGAGTCATTTTGCCATCCACAATGGCGGTTTTGAGTCGATAAGCGAACTGCTTATTCATTGCTGTCCCCCTCTTGGTGATCCGACCGAGTCAGTTTTTCCAAGCCCAAAATCATCAGGATTGTTGATGAGGCTGTGCAAAAAAGTGTCACAAAAGCGAAATTTGAGGGATCTTTCAACCCGAGAACAAACATCCCGAGGAACTGACAGCCGATTGCTGCGTGAAGCCACCGAACATTCATTTGCCCAAAACCTCCCTGCGGCCAGCCTCGGTGATCGCTCGGATAACCATATGGCATCCGGTCATACCGGGTCGCGTGAACAGGGTTCGGATCAAGAATCCGTCTGCCTCGAGTTCCGAACACCGTTTCCAGTAACTGCACTTTGGCTTGTTGATTAGCCCGGTGATAATGCCAGCCTCTTCGTCGGTCAATCCCTCGGGATTGTTGAAATAGGCGTTCAGCAAAAGCATTTTCTGGGTTGGTGTTCGACCCTGAACGCTGACCGCCGAGGCGTGTGATGTGGCTGGATCAGTTGCCCGAACCAGCGAGGTGATCGGTGTGGGTTGCATTTTTCCTCCTTGTCCCCTCGGGACATAAAGGATGGTACGAACTCACTTCACCCTAGTCAAGCATTTGCGACAGGCGATCCGCGATTTTCTGTAAATCGGCAGGCCGCCAGATATGTACTTCACAGCCACCTGCGGCCAAGGTGTCCAGCCAAACCTGTTGCTCCGGAGCCACCCTGCCCTTCTCCCCCTTCAACTCGGCAAACACCGTACCCCTGTTCGCATGGCTCAAAACTAGATCGGGAAATCCTCTGTGACCTTGAATCGGGGTACTCCATTTGCCAGATCGGTTCAGGGCAGGCCGCGTGTGCATAACCAGCCAACCCAACTGTTTCGCTAAAGCGACGACCTGTTTTTGGAATTCGGCTTCCAGCACCTTCGCATACTAGCCAGCGAACTCGTCTGCGTCTTGAGAGATGAACGCCCCTCGACACTCGTGGTAAAAATTGCACCACACCGGGGAGCACAGGAATGACTCCTCATTCTTCGCCCACGGCTCGTCAGCACCGAAACGAATGGCGAACCGCGCCACATCCGCCAACTGCCTCAAAAACCAATCTGAGTGTTCCTGCCGGCGTTCCACGGTCACAATCTGGCTGGAAGCGGACTTTTCACCACGAACCATGACCCCGAAGTTGAATTTCATAGGCAATTCCAGTTGCCGCTGCAGGCTCATTGCCGTCGCATAGGTCGAAGCCTGAATTGAGCCCTTCTGGTATTGCTTCTGGCTGTACTTCTTGCCGGCGGTCTTCCAATCCCACAGCACATCGCCCGAGGGCGGCACATAGTCAATGGTCCCGGTCAACCCGACCTCAATTCCGTCAATCTCCATCACGACGACCGAGAAGTTCTTCTCACATTGGCCGCCTAATTCGACGTGAGGGAGGATTCCATCCGCCCACGCCCTAGCGCACCTGCGAGCGTGACCGGGCAATTGTTCAGCCTCGTATTTGTTGTACGACACCTCGTCGGTGATCAGTAGCGAAACGACCGCATCGTTGGTTGCGTCTTCAATGTCTTTGGGGTCCACGTGCCCCTCCAGAACCCCCTGAATTGCCGTATGAACGCCTGTACCAATCAAGGCAGCATCAGAGGTCATTCTCGGCTGATCAGCCTTCACAGCCTTCAATCTTGCCCTCTCAGGGCAATCGAGGAACTCTTTCAACCACGACTGACGGAACCACAAACGACCTTCAAGATCACGAAACATCTATCCTCCAATTTTGCAGCCACTCTAGCGAGGGCGTGTCTGATACTTCCGTTTCCGCGAAATCCGAACCCGAGCCGGGTCAAACGATCGCATTCGGTGTCGTTTCTCATCCCAGACCGCAAACGACCCGTCTGCCAGCCAAACATACTGGAACAAAAATTCGCCTTTTAGCCCGTCTACGACGACAGCCACGCCCTTGGAAACCTCAATACCCCCGATTACTGCTGTCTCACAGATGTTCCGCTCCATTGCGGCCACCATACAGGGTTACGGTTGGAAACCTTTTCCGCAGCCAAGACATTGTGGTTCATCGTTCGCATCGTCAACCGACTTCTTCGTCTTCTCGTAACGATCCAGCAACCTCCGCCCCTTGGCGGCCAGCCGTCGAGCATCCTCAGCGTTCTTCGGAACCGGCTCCCCCCACGCGTGGGCGGACAGGGCGAGTCGTGTTGGCTTGCCCTTTTCATCAACCATCGGACCAGACGGGTTCGTGAAAAACCGGGTTAGGAAGGAACCCTTCCGTCGCATCTTCTCGGGGGTATCTGCTGGACCTTTGACTCCCGGCTTCAAATTTGCACCCTCGGTCCGCTTGAAGTGCCTCCGCCCAGCCGCAGTAAGACCACCCTTGGGATCGCGGAGCCGTTCCTTCTTGGTTTCCTCCATACCGCCGGGAGCGTTAGGAGCGGTCGAGGGACCAGCGATAGACCTCAGACCCATATCGGCTGTCCAACTGTTAGCGATTTGCAAAACTTCCGAAATTGGAGCGTCAATCATCCGGACTTTTACATCCAAATCGCCCAAAGTGCCGTCAGACAGGTCTTTTCCAACCGTGGCGGCCCAACGGTGGTGTCCGTCAAGGATGTATCCGTCACGAGTAACCCAAATTTCCTCTGCGTCAGGCTTGAACTTTGGGTCGCTCATCATCTGAGCAACCTGCGTACCCTTCATATCAGTTTGGGTCGCTTTTAGAGACGAGGCACGAACCTTCTTGCTCTCCACACCGATACCCAATTCCTTCTCAAGGTGGGCTTCAAAAAGATCCGCTCCCTCGACCTCACCCCATTGGTTGCGAGGGAGAGCGTCAGCCTTGGAGCCAGCCACAGGCTTTGAACGCAATTGGGGCATTTTCGCTCGAGGAACACCCTTATTGTCTTTGCAAAACAGGCTTGTGCCGGGAACGGTCACCTTACAGAGGTCATAGTTCGGTGCATCGCGCCCCTTCAACTTTGCGTCATTGGCGATCCGAGCAAGTTCGTTCAGCAGGGTGTGAACATCACCAATATCCTCCAATTCAACAACCTTGCCCTCATTCATTGCCGCCACAGCCTCATCAAGGGTCTTCACCTTGATCACTTCTGGACGCTGATAGCCGGCAGATCCCCCCGCGGCCACAGCCCCGGTCGCTGCCGTCGCATTGGTAGGTGCTGCACCGCTGGTCGCCACGGCGGGTGCTTTCTGCTCCTTGATATGACCCTTCCAGCGAGCCTCGGCCGCAATCCGACCAGCCTCGGAACGGTTGGCCGCCTTCAAAACGCTCTGCTTCCGGACACGATCCACAGTCCCTTGCAAGATCAACACGGTTGACTTCGACATTGTGTTGGTTCGCATCTCTCGTTCAACCACATCCATCGTGGCTGGATCAAGGTTGCCTTGGGCACGAACAAGTTCAATCAGAGCATCAATATTCATCTTTGGCGATTCCGTTTCAGGATCGTTTGGTGAGCCTGCCAAGCGACCTTCGCCAATCTGACCTGCTCCCGAGCGGATTTGGACAGGTTGCCGAAACCTTTTTCGGCTGCCTCTGCCTCGACGGCATCCCACGTCGCATCGGAACAGGAACGATGTTTACGGAGTTCGTTCAAGATGTACACGGTTGCGTTGGGTAAAGCCACAACCCGACATTACAGAACCGTCATCAACACCTATTTAGGGCTATGGAAGGATGCAGCATACGGCAACCTCTATGTCGCTTGTGCTGTAGGTGACCGGCATCCAAATATCCATCTGCGCCGGGTCGGTCACCCTCGTTTGGGGTTCCTCGACCTGCGCGGACAGGGTACAGACCAAATCGTCTAACTCATCTGCCGTGAGTATCCGGTCGCTCTTGAATGTGATCCTCAACGTCGTTACGACGGAATTGTCCTCCGTACCAATTTCGGTCGTGTTTTTCCCCATTGTTATCCCTCCTACTGGATGATTGCTGTGACTTTACGAGATTCCCTGAGTGGCAATTCATCGTTGCCCCGGATATGTGGATCAATCCAGATCAGCCGGTGGCTGGCAGGGTCCGAAGCCTCGCCTAGCGATCTATACCATTGCCTACGCCAATGGCCGCGGACGACGACACGCCAGCGGAGCGGTATCCCCTCGCCGTGTGTCCTCTGGAACTCAATCTCTCGTCGAAGACGAAGCACCGATACACCCTGATCAAGGTCGGGTTGGGTCATCTGCCGTTCGGCCGCTCGTCGGCTCTGTCGCACAGCCGTCTCTCGCCGTGGCACAACGATCTGTTGCCACGCAAACCTCATCAAGGCGAGGAAAAACAGCCGTTGCTGGCAAACCGAGGTGACCAGACCGTCAAAAGTCTGTGCCTCTTCGTTCCAGACAGCGTTTCCGTTGACCCATTCCACCCCGAAAGCCCACGGCATAAAGTCGCACGGGATCAGGTGGTCGCCTCGTTCCTTCTGAATGGCAGTCAATTCCTGAACATCTTGCTGGGAGGTCCCCAAAGACTCGTGAATCGTGAGCGTTCGGAGCCGTCCCTCGAGATCGGTGTAAGGGATCAGCAAAATACCTGTTCCCATTGTGCCGTCACGCTTCTGCATCTCTGTGATCACCCATCCGATCGCACGAATGTGCATAATGTAGTTCTCGTCTGGTTGTCCGGTAACCGGGTGCAAATCCACCACTTCCAGAGGACTCTCAAAGACGAGAAGACCGCTTGGGGCGAGCAAATCTGTCTCAAACAGAGGTTCTGCTTCCATCGTTTGAGAGGCGGCCGACACGACCGCCATAACAGGTTCTGAGACGAACATTGTCGTTCCGTGCTTCAGGAGGTCGTGTTCCAGATTGACGATTTGTCCGATTGCTCGCGGATCAGACGAAAAACTGTGGGGACCAGACACGGTTTCGCCGTCCACCTTGGTCGAGGGATTCTTGACAGACCTCAACAGCGTCGCCCACTCCATAAATGCACCATCGCCGGCGATGTTGGATGCGAGCGACTGGTTGGTTGCGACAGAAACACGCTCCAGACGCTTTAGATGAGCGTTTAGAGCGTGTGTGCAGTTGTCAATCCTCATTGAATTCCTTTTCCAATTCGCGGAGGATCAGATCCTCATTGGCTTTTTGCATCATTCGAGAGCGGATGAAATTGAAAGCATCATTGGCCGCCTCTCTCATCGCCTCTCTGTCCATCGCACCGTCATCTTCACCACGAAGTTCACG